GTCATCCTTGGCGTGCCGTCGCTCGATTTGGTTGCCGACAAATGGGTCATGGATCTGGCGCCGGTCATTCGCGCCAGCCAGTACAGCAGCCTGCTTCCATCGACCGGCCGCGGCAGCCGTGATGGCGAATCGATCCTTTATGAATTTGCCAACGGATCGCGTCTTCGATTCATGACCGCCGGCGGCAGCGATCAGGCCCGCTCCGGTTTTACTTCGCCGAATCTGATCGTCACTGAAGCCGACGGCTTTGGCATCGTCGGCGGAAACAGTAAAGAGGGATCGAAGTTTGGACAGCTCGAACGTCGAATGCTCGCTTTCGGTTCCCGCGCCCGTCTCATTTCCGAATGCACGGTATCGGTAGAGAAGGGCCTCACCTGGCAGGAATATTCTCAGGGCACGCGCAGCCGAATTGCGATCCCCTGTCCGCACTGTCACAAATATGTGACCCCTGAACGCGAGCATTTAGTCGGCTGGCAGGAAGCGGAAACAGAAATCCAGGCCATCGCCGACGCGAAAATCGCCTGTCCTGAATGTGGCGCGACCTGGACTAACGAGCAGCGCATCGAAGCCAATCGACGTGGCGTGCTGGTCCACCGCGGACAGGAAATAAACAGCGATGGTCAGGTCATCGGCTCGATGCCCCAGACGAACACGCTGGGGTTCCGCTGGACGGCGGTCAACTGCCTGCTGGATCCGGAGCGGCTTTCTTCCGTCGGCGGCATCGAATGGCGGGCTCGTCGCTCTGCGGATGAAGATGCGGCCGAAAAGGATGTTCGACAATCGCAATGGGCGCTGCCCGCTCGTCCGGCCCGCGTCGATGTGAGCCAGCTTGATGCGATGGTCATCATGCGGCGCACCACCGGCAAGGGTCGTGGCATCTGTCCCGAAGACACGCAATGCATCACGGTCGGGATCGACATCGGCAAGCGGCTCTGTCACTGGACGGCCATCGCCTGGCGTCCGAGCGCCACGCCTCATGTGATCGATTATGGTCGCATCGAAGTTCCCAGCGACACGATGGATGAGCAGCAGGCGATTCTGCTGGCGCTCCGCGACTGGAAAGACGAGCTCGAAGGCTGGAAGTGCGGCGATCGGATCATCCAGCCGACGTTCATTTTCGTTGATGCCGGCAACTGGCAGGATGCGATTCTCGGATTCGTCGGCGAAGCGGGCATCCCGTTCTTTGGAACCAAGGGCTACGGCATCGGCCAGCGCCAAGAGGGCAAATACAAGCGCGACACCGGCTCGAAAGTTATCTGGGCCAAAGAAGGCTACGCCCTCGTTCAGCTTCCCGATGGCCGGCACTACATCGAAGTCAATGCCGATCGCTGGAAGTCCTGGCTACATTCCCGGCTGCATACGCCGACGAACCAGCCGGGCGCACTGACTCTCTTTGAATCGAACGCGCATCTGTCCTTCGCCAAGCATCTGACGGCCGAAAGGCAAGTCGAAGAGTTTGTTCCGCGCGAAGGCACCGTCACCCGATGGGAAGCCGTCAGCCGCAACAATCACTGGCTCGATTCAACGATGCTGGCATGCGTGGCGGGATACGAGGCGGGTATGCGATTGATTGAGCCGGTCGCAACTGAAACCACTCCTGTTCGCGCCGCGAATTCGGAAACAGATCAATACAACCCCCTGACCTCCTACCAAGGCCGTTGGTGATTCATGGCGATCGACGTTTCGCAATTGGTGGACTATTCCTGGTGCGACATCGCCAAGGCCGCGAAGCAGGCGATGCTTTCGGCGGCTCTGGGCGGCGCAACCTATTCGATCAACGGCCGCAACTTCGGTCGCATCACGATCGAGCAGGCGCAGAGTCTCTATAGCTACGCCCTGCAGATGGACAATGCCCAGAAGGCCGGCGACATGGCCAACGGCGTCCTCGTTCAATTCAACGAGCCTCAATAAATGACCGCTTTCAACTGGCTGGATCGCACCATCGAATTCATGGCGCCCGGGTGGGCCGTGCGCCGCGCTCATGCGCGCGGAGTAATGGATATCTCCCGGTCCATGGGCTACCGCGGATCCGTTGCCTCGCGCATTGGAACCGCCTTCGATCGGCAACCGCAAATCACCGGCCAGCGCCTGCGAGACCGCGTGGCGCTCGGCTCGATGCGCGACCGCTCGCGGATGGTCGATCAGAACAACCCGATCGGCCAGGGCATGCTGAATCGGATCGTTGATAACGTGGTCGGCGAAGGCTTCGTTCTGCAGGGGCGCACTAAAAGCAAAGACTTCAATGCTGAGGTGGAAGAGCGGTGGCGCGACTGGTTTAACGTCGCCGATATTCGCGGACTTCTGCCCGGCGTCGAAATGCAGCGCCAGCTCGTTCGGT